CAAGTAACTGTCCGTAATCTTTGTAGTAGTTTTCACCAGACCCTTGTTCGTAAAACACGGGGGTGTAAGCTATGCCGTCAACGGTTTTGGAAGGTGGGCCAATATTCTCTTGACTTCTCGCATAATTTGCCCAGTCAAAAGTAAGTGGGTTAAATGCTGCAGGAGCGACGGTAGGCGCAGGGGTAGGTGCTGGCGTGGGGGCCAGTGTGGAAGTTGTGTCCGCTATCAGATCTTGATAACTGTAATTATCTTGGTAGGCGTATGGGTCGTAAGAATCTTCTTGTACAAACGGCTGGAAAGTAGTTTGTTGGGCTGGTGCAGCAGTTGGAATTGGTGCAGCAGGGGGTGCATCATAGGTTCCTACATACCCACGCCCAAGCATGGTGTCGATTGTGTCTTGGCTAACAACACCTGTAGCAAGCAACTCATCCGGCGTGACTTTGTTTTCGTTGTACCATTTTAATTTTTCTGCTTCCCCAAATTTGTCTGGGTCGCCCCAGTCTTCTGGGATCATTGAAAAAAGATCACGCATGGCTTTAACCTATCACTGCGTCAAATCGTAGAAGGTCAAAGACCCGATGGCCGCACCGGAAGAGCCCGACAGCACCCGGATGCCCAGCGTATAGATATCACTCGTCCCAGTCAAGGAGGAGCCCAACTGAAGATCCCAGTTGTACCCAGCAGTCTGGTTGATCGTCCCGCTGGACTGGTTAGTGGACTTCACGTACTGGATATCTACGATGGTGCCTACCGTCATGGCCGTGGCAGAAGTGTCCATCTCCACGTTGGCATCACTTGCAACTGCAGCCCAAGAGGCCCCAGTCAGCCCTGTGCTGTTCTTTGCCAGGATAACCTCAAAGTCATCCCCCGTCGAGGTCGGCATCACGTTAAATTTTACGGGCAACACCACTGCGTTCAGCGCCGTGGAAGCCAGCCGGATGGACACCAGAGGAAGAAAGGTTGTGCTGATTGAAGTTCTGGTCGTTGTCCTGCGGGCCACGTGCTCGATGGATGTCTGCTCGTAGCCACCTTCTGAAACCACCGAGGAGCAAATTTGCTTCATGGACGAAGCGCTGGCCGTCGCTGCGGTGTTGGTAATCTCATACCTGACCGGCAAAATTGCCGTGGTCATGTAAACAGAAGTGATGTCGTTTGCGTTCTCAAACGTGTGGCAGACAATGTACTGACCGTCAATGATGAACCCGCACCGAACAGATCCAACACCCAACCACTCAAAGTCCATCCACAAAATTTGTGCTTTGGTCAGGTCAAGGGTAAACCCGGAGTCCCCCGTCCCGTCAAGTTTGTCGCCGTTCCAGTTGTTTTGCGTCACGATCCGCGCATCGCTCACTGAGCCTGAGATGTAAGACCGCAGGACGAATGAAACAGTACTGTCGTTCTGTTGGAGGAACACGCCGTTCTGGGTTCCAAAGTACCCCACCCGCTGGCGTAGCCCCGTCTTGGCGGTGTTCATGACGAACGTAGCCAAACACAACAAACCCTTACCCGGCTGGTACGGCATGCACCTGTAAGACTGCCTTACAACTTCAGAACCACTGGAAGTGGTGACATCCATCCTCACAGATGATTCGTTGGGCAGGTACGTTGTTGAGCCTCCAGTGGCTGTGCTGGTGTCAAACTGATTGTCAATAGCGTAGCGGTTCTGAGAATCAAACAGCGTGTAAGGAGCGCTGGTTCTTAGCCGACCAAAGGCATCTACGTTTGTCCCGCCGATGGAGATTGGAACGGTTGCAGATGTGCTCACAAGTTGCCCCAGAAGTTGGTCTAGTTGGTTGAAGTACAGGCGCAGGACGCTGTTAAATTTGTCAAAGTACTTCTGGTCGTACTCTTGCGATGCCTGTGGAAGAGCCGGTGCAACGAAGCGCTTGATGACGTTGTAGATCAGCGGCATAGTCAGCTTTTACGGCCATCAGGCTTGAGATCGATTCTAGGAGAACCAAGCTGCCACATTACACCTACACCGTCGGACTCAATCTTCATCGCCATCTGACGACCACGAACTCGGATGTTTACCTGCCCTGTGAACTGCTCAACTGGAACCACGGCTGAGCGCGTGATGACCCCGTTGTCTGAGCCGCCGAGGGACGCCGGGTTGTTGTAGCCTGAACCTGAGTTCTGCAGGGGCAGGAGCGTCAGTGTGGCGCTTGGGTTGTTGGCCGTGGAGCCCCGGAAGGTGATGTCAGGCAGCACCCGCCAGACAAACGAGAAGTTGTGCCCGTCGTCAATGTCGAACTCAGACGATGTGATGTAGGACTCAATGGCCGCTGCAATACCTGTGGAGTTGTCATCCACACCGGACTCTTGGTACAGGAGTTGGTTACCGTAGGCTGCGATTGGGAAGTCGCTGATGATGCTGGCATCAATCCAAGTGGTGCGGTCCATCGTGCCGTAGTACCAGATCTTTTCCAAGTAGTTGTACACCACGTAGCGGTCAGGAGAAGCGGTGTTGTTGTCTGCCGAGCAGTAGAACCACCAGACCTCGTTGAAGCGCTCTACCGTTGAACAAAAGACCTGCTCGGCTTGGTTGAGGTTGAAGTCACTGAACACATACTGCCGCAGATCGCAGGGCAGCGTCTGCACACGACCGTCGTAGACGTAAAATTTCTCTTCGCCCATCCAGTAGGTCACGCCGCCTGCGGTGATCATGGCCCGGTCGCTGATGAGCGACACGTTGTCGGCCAAAATTTGTGAGCCCCACACGATAGGCGGGCCAAGGTACTGCAACGAGTACAGCGCGATGTCTGTCCAGACCAAGATTTCTTGGCGAACCTGGGCAACGCCTACGATTTCTGAACCGTGTGAAAGCGTCAAACTGCCTGCTTGGTTTGTCGCGGCAGGCGTCCAACTGACTGCGCTTTCCTGATCCGACCAGCGAATCAGCATTAAATTTTGATCTGCGGTGCCGTAGTCGTTGCACCCAAACGCCAGCACGAAACGCGAAGCATCAGACACGAGCATCAGCCGCTGCACCGTCGGGACGTCCGACGCGCCGGTAAGTGAGGTCAGGTTTACACCACGGGTGGAAAGACCGGAAGAATTGTCCCAGTAGTACAGCGGCCCGTCCTTGGGGCCAAAGATCAGGTCTTCGCCAAAATTCTGCTGGTTCCACACGCGCAGAGACTCAAGCGACGTGCTGCCGATACCCCACGCTCCAGCACCCCAAGGCCCCGCGCCCCACCCAGACAGAGGGGTTTGAATAGCAGGACCTGTGTTGACTTGGTACGCCGCCGTGACCGTGCCACCGCCCGTGGCATTGGAAGAAGCGTTGCTTGCGGCAGTGATGGTGTAGCTATCAACATCAATTACGGTAACCTGATACTCGCCGTTGAGCGTCAGGCCCCCGACGGCAGAAGCGCCGGAGTAAGTCACCCAATCATCGGTTTCGCATCCGTGGGCTACATCAGTAACCGTGACCGTGGGCAAGCCGCTAGAAGTGGTGAAGGGGTTCGTGAGCGTTACCGTGTCACGGATAGGCGTGATGTCAAAGTAACTGGAGCCGTACATAATGTAGAACTTCTCGTTCGTACCCATGCCCAGCAGAGATGCCCAAGGCCACAGCGAACGTGCCGTGCCTTCAAACGTACTTACGTTAGATACTTGATTCCAGCCGCCAATTTTCTCTGGTGTGCCGTAACGAAAGCGTACTTTGTCACAGTCAAACCACCCGCCCTCACTGGTATACCTAGTGTTCTCTTTATTGACACCGGGCTTTAGCTGTATCTTTTTAAGCATATTTACCCCAGCAAAGCAATCTCTGCGGCTCTACGTTTCACCAGTCCCGGCAACACTCGTCCACCACCGCGCACCCACAGGGATAACTGTTCCTTGGCACCGTCCCAGTCCTGCTCGTCAATCTTGCGCCGCAGGGTGCTGCCGCGATACCGGGCCACGCCAAGATTGTAAGCAAAGTCGGTCATCGCCCCAAGGGCCTTTGGAAAAGCAAGCAACCCCGGCGAAGCCTTCAAAACCCCCGCCAGATAGTTCGTTTGTAGCTCAGACAGC